AAGGCGTACTCGACCTCGCTCCCGCCACCCCCGAGAGGGAGGAGTAGAAAATGCCCCGCCCGCCCCAGATCACCCACCACGAGGACTGCTACAAGGTCCACCACGAGTGCGCCATCCGAGAGGTGGAGCGGCTGCGGGGACAGGACCGCACAGATCGTGCGGTTTCTGGCGAGGAGCCCCAAGAGGTAGCCGATGCCGAGTTGGACTCCGTAGAAGTGGCGCGGACGATAAGCAGAGCGCGGCAGTCTGGCGAGGACGTGGAGGCGATAGCCGATAAGTGCCCAGGGTGCGGGCAACATCACCCCATCGTTGAGACATTGGTGACCCGCTGTTCCGGTTGTGACACGATCCTTCGCTCCCGTGCCAGCAAGGGGGAGACAGACCGAGAACTGTGGTTCTCGACATCGTATAAGATGGGTGAGGATACGTACTATCGCGCCTATGAGACCAACTGTCGCAAGGGACTGGTACGAGGGGTTGTCAGGTTTGCCCGTCTCGCCGGGGAGGACCACGGTTCACGGTTCATGAATCAAGAACGGGAGGACGACCATGAGCGATGACAAGGTGGTGCGGGGGTGGGTAGACCCTGACGACTGGTCCCGGCCAAAGGGGCCATTGACCGTCTACCGCAGCGAGAACTTCGCCAGCAACACCGAGAGGCCCGTCGTGGTCCTCCACACCGAGGACTATGCGGGCATGATCTCACGGGAGGCGGTGAGGGAGGCGTGCAGGGAGATACGCCACCGCTCCGACTGCGACGACGCTGACGGCGTGTGGGCAATCGACGCCCTGCTGGCTTCCCTTGATGAGATCACAGATGCGTTCGACTGTGGCATGATTGGCTTAGACGAGGTTGTGCGGCTGGCACACAAGGCCACCGCCGACCAGCTGCGGGGACAGGACAGCACAGATCGTGCGGTTTCTGGCGAGGTGGAGGCGCTGGTGGACACGTTGTTACGCGAGGCATTCCGCTTCGGGGAGCAGTCGCACAGTGCCGCCGCTCGCGACGGCATGGCTCCCCAAGATGCCGATGAGGCCGTGGAGTACATCAAAACGCACCGGGACTACGCCGCTCTGCTCCGTGCCAGCAAGGGGGAGGAGACGGCGGTTGTGACGCTGCGGGTCAAGAGCCTAGACCCAGAAGATCGACGCATCCTCTACGAGAACCTGTGGGATCTCTACGTCACGGACGACGGCAATCTCACGGGGCATACCGGGGAGGGGACGTGAGCCCCTACTACGAGGACTCGCACGTCACCATCTGGAATAGCGATTGTCGCGACGTGCTGCCGGGGCTGTCTGGGATCGAGACGTGCATCACCGACCCGCCTTACGGCTTGTCGTTCATGGGCAAGGATTGGGACCACGGCGTACCGGGTGAACACTTCTGGCGGCTGATTGCGGACGCGCTTCTGCCGGGTGCTACGTGCCTCGCGTTCGGCGGAACGCGCACCCATCACCGGCTCATGGTGGCGATAGAGGACGCGGGCTTTGAGATCCGCGACTGCCTCATGTGGCTGTACGGTTCCGGTTTCCCGAAATCGCTGAACATCTCAAAGGCGATAGACAAGGTGGCGGGTGCGGAGCGGGTGGTGGTGGGACCGAATCCGTCCTTCCGACCGAACAAGTCGGCGCACGCAAAGGCGATCATGCGTCCCATGTCCCCGGGCGAGGCGGAGGTGGTATCCGCCCCCGCCACCGACGCCGCCCGCCTCTGGAACGGCTGGGGCACCGCGCTCAAGCCCGCCTGGGAGCCCATCGTCCTCGCCATGAAGCCACTTGCCGGGACGTTCGCACAGAACGCGCTAGAGCATGGGGTGGCGGGGCTGAATATCGACGGGTGCCGGATTGAGGCGAGCGGGCGCCCTGGCATTGAAAGCCGTGCCGACACCTCCGTCAACTCGTTCGGGAACGGGCTCAACGGAAGTCGTGCGGTGGGCGCCACAGACCTTGGCCGCTGGCCCGCCAACCTCCTACTAGACGAGGACGCGGCGGCGCTGCTGGATGAGCAGAGCGGGGAGACGGTGAGCGGGAGCCGTGCCGCTGGTGTGCGAAAAGGCTTAGGGTTCCACGGCGCAAACGGAGACGGCGGCCCCGCAATTGTGGGCGACTCCGGCGGCGCTTCCCGCTTCTTCTACACAGCGAAGGCGTCACGCTCCGACAGGGGCGAGGGCAACACCCACCCGACCGTGAAGCCGTCCGACCTCATGGCGTGGCTGTGCAGGCTCACGGCAACGCCCACGGGCGGGACGGTGTTAGACCCGTTCATGGGCTCGGGCACGACGCTTTACGCCGCCAAGGAGATGGGCCGTCGGGCCGTCGGCATAGAATTGGACGAGGCACATTGTGAGATCGCAGCCCAGCGGTGCAGCCAAGGCGTACTCGACCTCGCTCCCGCCACCCCCGAGAGGGAGGAGTAGAAAATGCCCCGCCCGCCCCAGATCACCCACCACGAGGACTGCTACAAGGTCCACCACGAGTGCGCCATCCGAGAGGTGGA